GGTGTAATCATTGATGGTTACAGACGGAACGGTTCGAATGTTTACCTTATCGCCCTGACCAGAGATTTCACCCTCGTAGTCGTTGTTGCTGATAGCCGGTAAAACAGACTGTTTGTAAAATTTAGCTTGCAAAAGCTTGCTAAAAATTTCTGGGATAAACGCTTGTTGTCCCGAAGAGTAAGTTGGAAATGCCATAATAAAAAGTCCTCACAAGAGATAATTTTGATTAACGGCGAATAGATCCTCTTTCCATTGCTTTCAAAATGTCGTTCTGATGCTTCTCAAATTCTTGATTGGGCATCCGCACAATGTCATCAACAGACCAAGTCTTCTTTTCGCCATTTACGTTTTGCTTTCGAGCCTTTGGCAATCTGGGTTCTGCAACCCCTTTTGCTCGCTCTAATGCTCGCTCTTGCGGCGTTGGAGGTCTGAGACCCATATACTCTTTAAAGTTGTTCAGGACAGTGTTGACGTCATTGGAAGATCCGCTTTCAATCCATTGCTGAGTTTGTCCATCTTGCTCTTCTAACCAAAGCGCCCAATCAGATGTTTGTGTAAGTTCGCTTACATCCGGATGGATCGCCTCGATACGCGCAAAATGCTCCGCAACAGACTGTCTCTTCACCTCATCAAATTGTCTCTGCTCCTGAGCTTTCATAGTATCTTGGGTACTTCTAACCTCGTCTTGCGTCCTTTGGAGTTCGTCCAACAAAGGTCCAGCAACGTCTGGGTATTCTTCCCTTAACTGTTGCAGTTTTTCGTTGTCCCGCTCCTTGTCCACAAGTTGACCTTTGAGTTCTGTAAGAGCTTGGAATAAATCAGCATTCTGCCTCTTCAATTCCGCAGCCTCTTGCGTAGCTCTTGTCATTCTCGCCTGTGCGCCTTTCATCGCTTTTTCTGCTTTTTCTAAAGCAGTCCTCATTTCGGAATCTTCGCCGCGTTCTTGTTCCTCTTGAGGAGCCTCATCCGCATCAGTCTCAGCCGTGTCCGTTGACTCGGGGGCTTCTTGATCAAACTGCTCTTCAGCATTCAGAGTGTCCTCTTGTTCTGGAGACTCTTCAGTCTCCTCGAGGGTTCCTTGTGCCGCTTTGCTGTATTGCTCTAACAACTCTTTTGCTTCAGCTTCTAGTCGCTCTGGGTCGTTTCTACTAATCATCCTTCTCTCCACGGGTCCGCAAGGGATGTCCGTTAATCAATCTCGGATATCCCTCTCGGGGTCCGATGCTTTTCAAGCACAGCTTTTGCCGTGCCTTCTAGCTCCAGCATGTGGCGCAGTTCGAAAACCCGCCCTTGCTGAAACTTAAATTCTTTTTCGTCGCAGTTTTCTAAATGCTGGTGAGCATCAGCCAATCGGTACTCCAGGAGCTGAGATAGCAGGGACCATGCCTCCTGCCTCACCCTCAGTTCCAGGACCGCCTTCGCTTGCTCCACCGAGCATTTGATTTTGGAGTGCTTGTTCAGCTTGCATTCTCTCCTGTGACTTAATGATTTCATCAGGATCGATGTCCATGCTCTTTGCGATATCACGCAAAAGCTGTGGTCGATCCACAATAGCCAAGTCCATGGGGTTTGATACAAGCGACAAGAATTGAAGTAGTCGCTGAGATTGCACTTCCTTTTGAACTAGGGCAGTGCTCGCCCTAGGGATAATCTTGAGATCACCCTTTGCTTTCTCGTTAGAGCTAAATTCCATATTGAAATGGAATATCGATCGGATCATAGGCTCTAAAAGAAAATCGTCTATGTTCTTGATGGTAGATTTTAAGGCTACGTTAGCAGCCCCCATCAACATGCTCATACCGGTAGCAGTCTTGTTTAAACTGCGTCCTTGCTCTCCGTGAGTGTAGCTAGGAAGAGACGTTGTTTCATCTGCGAAACGCCTGAACAGCTCAACAATTTGATTTAAGCCGTTAGCGTTAGCTATGGGTTGGTAAAATCTCACAGCAGGCATAGAACCGTCTCCACCCTCTCGGAGGAATACTCGCCAAGGGTGAATGTCTGTCGGGTCTTCTCCTGCTGCTAGCAGGTCTGTATTGACCTCCAACATGGGACCACTGCTTAACGCCATGTTATCGAGCCATATTCTGGTGGCTGCGTTCATGGTCGTCTGAGAGTCCCTCATCATTCGAGGTACGCCGGTCCCCCAGAACTGATGCGGAGACCGTTCATACGGGAAGATCTGATAGGGGATGGAATAACCCTTAATCGGGTTAAGCATGACTTTTAAAACTTTACCGGAACAAAACCAAACACAGGCGTTGAAGTCGTCAGCAGGGTCAGCCCCTTCAGGCAACTCCATGCCCTGATCACGCAGCTCGTATCCATCAACCGAACCCCAGTATTCAAAAACTTCGTAACGGTTTGATTCGCCGTGGTCATTGATACCGGCAATCCGTCTGCGAGTTTTTTCGTGGTCTTCCTCTGTGTGGTTCCCTTTGCGGTTAACCTTCAACAGGTAACGGACCATCTCGCCGTCGAAGCCAGGAAGATCTGCCAACGCTCGAAACTGCTTGCGGGGTAATACATGACGACGGAAGAGACCGTCGCAATCTTCAAGGTTTGTGCAGTGAGGATCTGGGTATAAATCAAAGATGGAAACGCTTTGAATTTCTGGTACAGCCTCTTCGACTTGGCTCAGGACAAACGCCTCTTCTCCAGTCTCGGGGTCTAGCGCTTTTGAATAAGACTGCTTCCGGTCAATTCGGACAGTCCCTGACTTAACGGCGCCACTGCCAAATATGCAAGCTTCGAGAATAGACTCTTTTAGCTTCTGCTCTGCGTTAGCTTCTATCAGCTGATCTTTAATCTCGATGGTCATCTGCTCAGCCGCGTCTTTAGCCATCTGCAGTTCGACGTCCTTCAACTCTTCCTCTAGCTCTGCCATACGAGCTTGGATGAGATCCTGATTCATATTAGGATCCATCATCCCACTAGCGCTCATGACCTGCTGAGCAGCCATCTGACGCATCTGCATTGCTTTGAGGGGATCGATAGTAGGGATGGGCGTCGGTTCAATACCAAAGTAGATATCACCGTTCTGGAATAACAGATCGATGATGCGCGAGTAAGCCGCCATGACTTTGGTTCGAGTTAGACCAACGTAGACTTTAGATCTTGCGCCAGCTTCGTTCAGGCGAGCTAATACCTCGGGCTCGTAATGACCGTTGTATTGACGGAGGTCTTTCAACCATTGGTTTTCAGTTTCTTTCCGAGCATCTTTGTACTCTTGAAAAACCGATGCTAAGCGAGCCCCAAGATTGGCTAAATCAGACTCTTGAGTTCCATCAAGATTCTCTGGGTCAAACTCTATAATTTCTGCTTCCATTAATATCCCGCAACTGAGTCAATTGAATTGAATCGTCGTTGAATAACGCGGTGCCTCGAGCGAGGCATAGAAGCAAGTCCATGCAGTGCAATAGCAAAAGCCATTACCCTATCATCATAACATCCTGATTGGGAATTGTAACTCCCTTTATCATCAATAACATACGTCCGTAATTCGTTCACAAGACTGAGGTCTGCAACCCCGCTTTCGTGCTGCCGAATCAACGCCGCCAAGTTATCAATGATCAACGGTTTAGTCTTTGACGTTGTTAGGAAACCGCCTCTCTTAGTAAGCCGGTCCCCGTAGGCGCCATCGACTGAGCTTTCTACGAAGAGGTTTGAGTAATTGGTTTCCTGTAATCGGCGCAGGGTAGTTAAGCCGTGATTGTTTCGCTCGACGACAACGTAAGCGTTGTTGTACCGCCTGCCAATCTGACCAACGACGTTTCCCCATTCCCAAGGATCTATATGCCCATGCCAGCAAGCGACTTGGTTGCCCAGAGAATCTAGGACTTGAGCGCAGCTGTAATCCCCGTGATCCAACCCTTCAGCAACGTCTACGCCAATCGTATAAGTTTCTTCTCTGACGGGAGGGATCCACTCCCGATACGGTCCAGAGGTTCTACTGATGAGAATGCCGTTCTGAAAATCTCCGGAAAAATCGGGCGAATAACAATTCTGCTCTGCTTCTGTTAGGTGAGCATCTTCAACAAAGCACCGACCACTGGTCAGGAAACTTTCGACAGGATTGGAAGGGTACTCTTGCCTGAACAGGTCATTGGACCCTAGCTCGTCTAGCTTTGACCTACGGAACGCCAATTGAGAGTCATCTAAGTTGTAGAGCTTCGCAAGCTTGTCTTCCTCTGGAGTGCTCTCGAAGTAAGGGGAGGGCTTACGCCTGTACTCTGGCATCCAGAACCAAGGTATGAAACAAGTGACCCATTCCGTCTCGCCGCGCAAAGACTTCATGACCTGGTCAAAAAACCAACCGCCAGCACCATTCGCCGTGCTCTCTAGGACAACCTCGGAATTCTTACCACCAACGGTCTGCAAAAGACCGGCGACAATATCCGAGCCAGCAGGGTAGAACGCCACCTCAGATCCGTGAACAAATCGATTGGTTTGCCCTCGACCTGTCTGCGCACTCCTTGCTGTACCCACTCGGTATCTAGAATTGATGCCTGAGAAGGTTAGGGTGGTCGCAGTTTGGCTATCTAAAGGCGGCTGGAAAGCGGGGTGGGGGATATTGTCATAAAAGTATCTCACCATGTTAAAGATAGAGTTGGTGGATTCCGCTAAGTGAGACAGTACGAACGCATTAGCGTTGTGATTCTGTGTGATTTTCCAGAAAAAACGCCCCTCAACATAGGTTGATATACCTACTTGCCTGGCTTTTAAGACCAATGCGCGGATATTCCCCTGCGTCTCAAGCTGCTGATCTAGCCGGTTATGGATCCATTTTTGACCAGGATTTAAGATAAACGGCTTGGATTCGCCCTCTTTGGTGACAATTTTGAGGATATTCTTGGCATATAAAGGAAAGTCTTTCTTCAGCTTTCTCGCTGCATCTTCAATCTTCATAAATTCCCGTGCTTATTGCAGACGCCCACCAATACAGCATTGAATCGCTGAGGGTGTTTCTCATTAAATTTACTCGGGCGCAGGTCAGTCTGACGTTGCCCACGATATAGCCCTTGTCGTTGTCGAGCCGGTCTATACTCACACCAAGATCGGAATCCGTGTCTGTAGTGATCATCGGAATTTTTGTTACGGCGCAAAGCCCCTTTTGGAAGTCCCACAGCTCAAGGAGATATTCCACGTTAATGTCAACGCTAAACTTCTTTCTACCCTTGGCTTTGGCTAGCTTGTGATTCAGAGACATCCTGATGCTGCCAGACCTCTTGAACTTCATCCTGTCGGATAAACACTTCCTGCAAACTCTTCCGTGCCTCTTATCAAACTGGCTCCTATGCTTTACAGCGCCGCATATTCCGCATTGACGATCTTCATCTTCCATTCTTTTCCAACCGTAATTGACTCGAACGCCTTCAGAGCCGTGCGGCTGTTACTGACGGCTATCCGATCTGACATTAGGCTTGTGCCAATACCGATACACCCCTGAACATCAGAGGGGAAGTTGGCAACGTGCATAAGAATCCATGACCGATCCGGAACATTAGGTAAGTACCAAGTCTCTCCAAATCGCGGAGAGTCCCGTCGCTCTAAATCGTAGGTTCCTGTTGGGATGCAGCTGACGTTGACTTGATTTTCAAGCCAAGGACGCTCAATCGTGTAGAAAGTTTCTTCTTTTATCTTGATAACACCCAAAGTCCCACTTGGATGGTAACAAAATCGCTCTAATCTAATGGTTGAATCTGTCATTTATTAGCCTAAAAAGTGGCAAGTTAGCGTAAGCTATTATTAAACTCGATGAATATCAAGCAGATAAAAGAAATTAATAGCTTTTAAAGCCAGATAATTACTTGGATTTATCCGGAAATAACTCGATAACGACCCCTTCAAAATCCTGCCCGAACACCGTATTTATAAGAGACCTCAAGTCCTCTGGTCGAATGTAGTCAGTATCACCGCAACAGTAGACATCTAAAGCAGGAAGTACTTCGTCAATGAACACCTCAAGCGGCATATCAAGCGATTTGGCGGCTGTTTCAAGTGATACCAGTAATTGTTCCATGTCATCTCCTAAAGCCCTTACAGAGCCTCTAGTTGTCCTTGTCCTTCTTGTCCTTTAGGGCGTTGAACAGGTTGAACAGAACCTCGACCTTGCTCTTCAACGTTTCGACATCGCCGATCAGTCTGCTAATCGTATAAATCAGGAGCGTCACACCAACCAAAGGAGCCCACAACTGCGACAGTAATTGCACAGCGTCCACGGTTAACCCTTTTTGATTCGCGTAGGGCTTTTCTTCTTCCCAGCAGTCTTAGCAGATCGCTTGAAATCAGCGTCTGTAGGAGCCCCTGGAGCCCCTTTCTTCCGCATCTTCTTACCAGCAGCGCGTTTTTTATGGATGTTGGCGTACAAGCTCATTACGATCTCCTGGATTTAGCGCCAGAGCATTTCCAGCGCTTTCTGCTCAAATTGTTAGGAGTGTTTGGGTCGTTCTGCTTAGCCTTTGACAAACCCTTTTTGATACCTTGGCTGCGAGCGCAGTAGGAGTCCCCCTTAGACGTTCCAGGCTTAACCCTTGGTCCACCATTACTTGCGCTGCCGCTCTGCCCATAGCTCACACGCTTGCCGCTAGAGGTGACCTTTACCTTTGCCTTCCCTTTTGCCGGTGTAGCCATTTTCAATATTTCCTATTTTCAAATTTTTGGTTTCTGATTTTTTCGGAAAGTGAGGTGAGAAAGACCGCCCCCCAAAAAACGGGTCTGGTTACAGGATGTGACCAAATGTAACTACATATACGGACGACGCGCCTTCCTTCCTCCTCTATCCCCCCCCCTGCCCCCCAAAACATCTAAGTCGTTGATATCGCTCGCCTTTTTATGCAGGGGTGCAGGTGACAGGTACCTTTGGAAGGTACAGGTATGTCAGTGTAAGTCCTTGTTTTCTATGGAATTAATGCCTGGGTTTAAAGGCTCGACCTCGTCTCCTAGGTCTAAATCAGCTAAAAAGTTGCCCGAATACGTCGTGACTTCGCTCTTTTCTGGCTGTGCCCAACCTTCAGCCTTTATCAAGGTCTCAACTGCTCGCAGCTGGTCTGATTCCTTCTCGGCGGACAGCGCCAAGTGCTCGAGATGGGAGATCCATTTTGCACGTCTATCTTCACTGTTTTGGCTCATTTCGTGCCTTTTCCCTTCGATTGTCTGTTTTAGGTTAGCCTTGGTTAGCAGACGACATCCGGTCACCTTCGCGGATCCCTCGGCATAGCCTGCCTCTCGAGCTGCTGCTGCGCTGTTACCACCGTTCTCAAGGTAATGGTCCACAAACCGTTCCTGTCTTGGTGTGAGCTTCTCGTCGTCTCTCACTGTTGTCTCTCCCTATACGTTGAACATCAACCGGACTTGGGGTGCGTTTTGTTTTTTCCCGCCTTCAGAAAAATTTCACGGTGACTGTGAGCAATCCTGCAAACATGACCCACGCAGCACGCTCCACCATTGCAGCTCGAGCAGTCAGCAAATCTAGCCTGTTGACACGCTCTTCGATCATGTCGAGGCGCACCTCAAATCGATCACCGCGCTGCTTTGCGGACTCTAACCGCTCCTCAACCCGTGCGAGCTGCTCGCCCATTACGTCGAGTTTCTGATCAATTTTGGCGAGTAGAGCATCAGACATTTTTTTAAACCAATAGATTGTAGATGTTTGCAATAGATAGTTTATTAGTTTAAGGTCAGATTTTCTTGGCTCATCGAGCCATTTAAAACACACGGATGAGACTTAGGGATTACGATATGCAAACAATACGATCAGCTGACGATATCAA